ACCACTCCCCTTCAGGTGCAAGCAGATGGCGTTGCCATTAAATTGGATGGTTCATCAAACACAACCAAGAGCATTTTCTTTAGGCAGACAAATTCATCTAATCCTGCACAAGTTTATACAGACGGTTCATTGAGGTTGTTTACGGAAGACAGTGGTACAGACATTCGTTTACATGTAAACAGTGACGGATCTAGTAACGAGAAGATGCGTATTAACGCTACGGGTGTCGGCATTGGCACGGCGGCGCCTTCTCAAACCCTTCACATTGAGAACACTACTTCATCCGGTGCGTACATTAATTTTGATGGGCAGTCTAATACTGAGTTTGGATTAAGAATTGAGTCTAACGCAGGCGGTGGTAATTTTGAGTCTGACTTTGGTGCTGGAGGAACGGCAATGCTCGATTTGTATGCCAACTCAACGTCAACCAGCGGAGGTGATTTCTTGGTTGCTCGTACAAAATCCGCTACACCAGTTTTTCTAGTAAAGGGTAATGGCAACGTCGGTATCGGCACAGCGGCGCCGACGGAGGCCTTGGATATCAATGGTTCGTTGAAACTTAATGGAGAGATTGTATCGGATACCAATGGCCCTATCGAACTAGCACCAAATGGATCTGGTGTGGTTATCTTTAAGGGAGATTCAACAAAGGGAGCAGGTCAGTTCAAACTGAATTGTGAACAGAACTCTCATGGTATAACGATCAAAGGCCCACCACATAGTGCGGCCGCATCTTATACTCTTGTTTTTCCAAATAATGATGGTGACGCAAGTCAGGTATTGACCACAGATGGAAGCGGAAATCTTTCTTGGACTACACCATCTGGTTCTTATGCAGATTCCAGTGTTAATACACATTTAAACCAATCTTCAGCTGGATCTGGTGAAGTTCTTTCTTGGAATGGATCGGACTACGCTTGGGTTGCAAATGCGGGTACTAGCGGTGGAACTAGTGGAACATCAGATAGAATTATTTCGATTGACGCTGGTGCATTAGTTACTCGAACCACAAACGGAGCCGCATCTGCGACCGAAGAGTACGCAACAAACGATGTGATGAGCGATCATTTCCTATTCGATGGTGCTACAGAAGAGGGTGTTCAGTTTAGATTCCATATGCCCAGTGATTGGGATGGTAACACAGTCAATGCAAAATTTTATTGGGATGGCGCCACCGGAGCAAGTGCCTCGGATGGAGTTACGTGGGGAATCGCAATGCAGGCATTTCAGAACGATGATGCTCTGGACAATGCCTTTGGTACATCGGTAGACACAGATGACGCACTGATCGCAGTTGGTGATCTTCATGTCACCGCAGAATCTGCCGCTATCACAATTGCTGGTAGTCCTTCGGCGGGTGATCTCATATTTGCTGAAGTTACAAGAGTTGTTGGAGATTCCAATGACACGATGACAGAGGATGCCAAACTCGTCGGCGTCACCATACATTACACTGCATCAGTATCTTCACAGGTTGCGATCAATGCACAGACCGGAACCACATACACAACTGTTTTGACAGATGCCTCAAAACTTGTCACATTAAATAATGGATCGGCAATAACACTTACAATTCCTCCTAATAGTTCGGTTGCATATCCAATCGGAACTAAAATAGATTTATTACAGATTGGAGCGGGACAAGTAACCGTTGCAGCTGGTTCGGGTGTTACTGTCAACTCAACACCCACACTAAAGTTGAGAGCGCAATATTCTGGTGGAACTTGCATACAATATGCAGCGAACACATGGATCTTTGCAGGTGATTTAGCGGCAAGTTAATATGAATAGAGGTTTAGGATTTGGTTTTGGTTTAATATCCTCGTCGAATATAGCGGGCGATCCAGCTGCCACCACCATAACGGATGACTTTGACCGATCCGATACAGTGCTGGAGGACGTTGCGACTGCTGAAGGATGGAGTTGGGTTAATGGCCGAAGCGATCCAGACACAATGTCTGTATCATCAAACAAGGCTAGGGTTACAAACTCAAACGACTATACTATATACTACGCAAACTACTCCCTCGGAACAGATGCGGAAGTCCAAACCACTGTAACAAACGAGTATCTTTCTAGAACTAGTGCTGTCAGTGTTAGTGCTAGATATACAGACTACGACAACCGATATACCGTTCAGCGATCTCACAATACTGACGATTTTAGGTTGTATTCAGTAGTGTCGGGAACGTCAACTGAGATTGGAACAAGGTACACTGCCGATCCATCTCCACCCTATGCACTGAAACTGGTGTGTAATGGCAACCAGATTAGTGTTTACATAGGTGGAGTGTTAAGGATCGGCCCAGTAACCGACACGTCAATAACCTCCGGAGATTATGTTGGAATAGGCGGTTACAACAATGGAAGCAACAGGATAGAGGTAGACGATTTTATCGCTAGTGCTCTTTAACAACGCAATTGAATAATGTTCACTATATTAAAACATAGAAGAAAGTCGTTTAGAGTTGTTAGTAGTAGTAGTGCAACCAACAGTCTCAGTGAAGGTCTTGTAAGGGCGTACCTTGGTGAGGATCTAACAGATGAACTCGCCAATGCGAATCTAACTGTTAGGGGCACTACCCCTTCTTCGGCCACGGGTAAGAATAACAACTCCTACAATTATCCTAATAATGGCGGTCATGTTACTGACTGGTTTCCAGACGGCAATCCTTGGACTATAAGCACTTGGATGTATGCAGATGTCATAGCCTCTACGGATTTCACAACTATTGTCGGTTGTCATGACGCCAACGACCGTAGAGTGTATTGGGGGTTTTCGAAGTCCGATCATATTGTTATGGCTTGCGGCGATTCGTACGCTTTTGATGAAGCGGCTACATATAACACAGGAACATGGTACAATTTCATAATCAGGTGGGACGGAACAAATGCTTGGTGCTTCGTTGATGGTCAATTAAGGATAAAGTTCGCTGCATCTTTTTCTGGAACTTCTACAGATCCTCTACATCTTGGAGAGAGAATCTACAACGCTGGTGCTATGTTCTCCGTTTACGACGGCAGACAGGACGAGACTTATATATGGAATCGGGCATTAGACGTGGGCAGTGCATCTTCCGTTGGTGATACGGGAGGTGGAGATATCGCAAACCTACAAAGTTTATTCTACGCGAGCTTTGATACAGCACTCGACTCAGATGTTCTGTTGTATGTTCCATTTACAGATGCAGATGCTTCAACGGGTGCTGACGGTTATGTACTAAGTAGTGGAGCACATACACTCACAACTGATGTTTTTGCTCGAGCGGGGAATGCAGTAATAAACACTGACCAAACTAAAATGGATGGTTCGGGAACGGCCGCATACAACCCGGCCGGAGCAAATTCCGATGGGTGGGTATTGGACAGCACAATTTCCACAGGTCTTGAAGTTGGCACTGCTTCTCCATTGAGTATTCAGTTTTGGTTTTACTGTTCAAATGATGCATCTAATAGCTACGGTAGATTGCTTTCTTGGGGTGGTTATCACGACTCGGGATCGGGTTTTGAGATTGAGACTTATAATTTTGATTATGACAACTTCATCTTTTATGAGCATACTGGGAGTGCTAATAATAGAAGATCCCTCGGTACATTTCAATTGAATGCTAATGCTTGGAATCACATATACTGGGCATTTCAACCAAGTGGAAACTCTTATGTGGGTATCAATGGTACTGTAACCGAAATTTCCAATTCTTATATTTCCGATTTTGCCCCAACAGTAGATTTACATTTACTTAAAACGGCTGGCAATAATGATGACTCGGTAAAGGGTTATGTACAAGAATTTATAGTAAAAAACACAGTACCCTACATCTACAACTTCACACCAACAACAGTTTCTTTATTAAATAACTTCCCAACAACTAATCTTGTTGCATTTTATAAACTTGACGAGTCTTCAGGTGACGCATTGGATTTCAGTGGTAATGGCCGAACCTTTACCGAAAACGGAACAGTGGCATCGACGACAGGATCTATAGGTGGACAGACAGTCAATGTAAGAACTCTTGATAAACCAGCTGGAAAATATTTCTCTCGTGCTGATGACGACAATTTAGATGTTGGTGATGGAGAGAGTTTCACTATATCTTTCTGGGCTAAATTGTCTAGCTCAATGGGCAATTACAATTCTGGTGGTATCTTTTCAAAACGCAATGCAGCAGGTGCGTCTGATGCTGGTTACTCCATCGATCTACGCAAAGTGAATAGCGACGTTTATATTAGGTACAATGCGGTGAGTGATGGGTCAACAACAGTCGGAGACACTAACACGGATACTGGCATTGCGACAGATGCTTGGGCACATTATATGATGGTGTTTACGGCTGATGCGACAGTAATAACATATGTAAACAATGCACAATACAATAGTGATGATGCGTCTTCGGTCACGGGATCTTTGGCCAACTCTATACCTAGTTACATCGGACAACGGATGCACAATAGCGCCGGTGATATAATAGCCGACGTTAGTCATATAGGATTCTGGAAGAAGGCACTCACATCCACCGAACGTGCTGCCGTTTACAACTCCGGAAAGGTTTTCGCGCCGGGAGCTCCTGTTCCTTTACAAACTCGCACAGTCACGTTTGACTCTAGCGATGCTGCTGTCTTTACTATTGACAGTGATTCTGGCCAAAAGATTTGGAGTGATCAAAAACTTAATCAAGCCTCAGTTTATGACGGTCTTAGACTTTGGAACGGTTCAGAGGCTGGCAATTCTGGGGCGACAGCGGATGGCACTAAATGGGAATTTAGTTCTAATGGTGACTGCACAACTTGGTGGGACAACTATTGGATGAGAGTTAAACAGGATCCTGGCACAGGAACGTTTAGCGATTGGATAAACCTAACGGGTTCTGACGGATTGATTAAAACCTCATGCCAAGCCGAGTACAACAATATTGGCTCTGCATCTCACTACTCTGGCCCCGGAACTTGGACAAACCATGCCGCTGGATTTAGATATCAAGCAGAAATTTACTCCGTTTCATCAAGACCACAATAATAACCGCATCATCTTTACACTACCGTCTGAAAGAATAAATAAATATACATATAAACATGAATCATTATGAATATGAAAAAACTAACTATATTATTTTCTCTGATGTTTGCGTCAATTGCATACACACAAGAGATAAATCTGACATGGGACGATAACTCGAATAACGAGAGTAGTTTCATCATTGAGAGAGGAACTGATAATTCATCCTTCACTCAATTAGCAACGGTTGATACTAATATCAATTATTATACAGACACTAACTTCACCTTGGGTCAAACATATTATTATCGTGTAAAAGCGAGTAATGAATTTGGAGATTCCTCTTATACGAATACAGCCTCTATATATGCTGGTATTCCTGAGGCGCCTTCAAATCTGCGAAGAGGATTACCCGAAACTATGTCTCGTATCTGGAGAGGAATATTCCCAAAAAAGTTAAAAGCTGAATTTGGTGCATCGTAATATTATAAATAGAGAATATGGCAACACCAGCAACACGACAACAACATATTGACTACTGTCTTCGAGCTCTTGGTCATCCTGTAATAGAAATCAATGTGGATGATGATCAACTTGAAGATAGAGTTGATGAATCACTACAATTCTATCAAGAGTATCATAGTGATGCGATTGTTCGTAACTTGCGAAAACATGTTGTCACTCAGACCGATAAAGATAATGGTTATATCGAAATACCAAACTCGGCCAAGATCTTTACGATCAATAATATCTTTTCGATCACGACTTCCCAATCTTCCACAGGTCTTTTTTCGGTAGATTATCAAATACATTTAAACGATATCTTTGATCTTGGAGGATCTTATGGGGGTGTGGTTAATTATGAGATGACAAAGCAATACATGTCTCTTATTGATCGTAACATCAATGGGATGTACGAGATGATCGAATATTCTCGTCATAAAAATCGTGTAAATTTTCATGCCAATATTTTGAAGGATTTGGATGTGGGAAAATATGTGGTCTTTGATGGGTATGAATCAATTGATCCTGATACGTATACTGATGTATGGAATGATATGTTTCTTAAAAAGTACACAACCTCTCTCTTTAAGAAACAGTGGGGTAACAACCTAATTAAATTCGAAGGTATGCAACTTCCGGGCGGAGTTACATTCAACGGAAGACAAATTTTTGATGACGCAAATACCGAGATTTTAAAGATCGAAGAAGAAATGCAGCTTCGTTATGAAGCGCCTCCACATTTCATCGTAGGATAATATGCCACGCAACGTATACTTCAGTCAAGGCACTACTGCCGAGAAGAGACTTTATGAGGATCTTATCATAGAGTCTCTCAAGATCTATGGACACGATTGTTACTATATTCCAAGGAAAATAGTCAACACAAACGCAATCTTTAGTGAGGATGCGTTGTCGCAGTTCGGTGATTCTTATATGATTGAGGCATACGTTGAGAATATCGATGGATATGCGGGTGATGGTGATCTCCTAAGCAAGTTCGGTGTTGAAGTACGCGATCAGATGAATCTGATTGTTTCGGGCCGTCGTTGGGAGGATCTCGTTGGAAGGTTTGATACGACCGGAGGTACATCTGCGACACGACCCAAAGAAGGAGATCTTATTTACTTTCCGATGGTCAATGGTCTCTTTGAGATCTCGTTTGTTGAAGACGAAACGCCATTCTATCAGTTACAGAACCTTCCGACATTCAAACTTACTTGTGAACTCTTCGAGTACAACAATCAGGCAATTGACACAGGTGTTGATGCGATTGATAAGTTTGAGACAGAGTTCGCAACAAGAACACGACTTACTTTGGGTTCTGGATCAGGTACGTACAATATCGGAGAAGATGTTACACAAGGTCTTGGAGACAAGAGTCCACAAACTGTTATTACAGCTGAGGTTGCCGGAGACGGAACAGGATATGTCGATGTTACAAGTATTACCACATCCTTTGACTCACCGGAACGCAGCACTACTCAGTTTGGAATAACGGCAGGAAATATAGGAAATCTTGTGGGAGTAGACTCTGGTGCTTCATATCCAATCACCGTAATTGACGGGTTCTCTACCATCGACGATAATGATGGTGATGCCCAGAACGTGGACTTTGAAACAATGGGTAATTCTTTCATTGACTTCAGTGAGTCCAATCCTTTTGGAGAAATCAACGTAACGACTTAAGATGCTCAACGGACAATACTTTTATAATCAAACCATGAAGAAGGCGGTGGCCGTCTTTGGTACGATCTTCAATAACATAAAGATTGTGCGACAGGGTGGTAGTATGGAAAGAGTTCCGTTAGCATATGGCCCGAAGTCTAAGTTTCTTGCTCGTATCAATACCGAAAGAGATGAGGCTGCATCGAGAAGTATTGCGATTAAACTTCCAAGGATGGGATTTGAGATTACTTCGATCTCCTACGATACCTCTGCAAAACTCAATCGTATGAACAAAAGATTGTTTCCAATCGATGGAAACAGTGTTAAAAAGAATACGGTAATGCAAAGTGTTCCCTATAAGTTGGGGATGCAGCTGAATATCTTAGCGACAAACCAAGACGACGCTTTACAAATCTTTGAACAGATTCTTCCCTCTTTTACACCCGAGTACACAATCGCGATAAAGAATATGGAGGGCCCTGATACGTCAACCGACGTACCAATCGTTCTCAATGGAGTTTCTTTCTCGGATGAGTACGAAGGATCCTTTGAGACACGAAGAACTCTAGTCTATACACTTGACTTTGAGATGCGTGTTCGATTCGCCGGAACAACATCCGAAGGTAAGATCATTCGCATCGTCGATACTTACTACTATAGTAAACTCTTAAGTTCTGATGATAGTCCAACAATTAAGACTTCTAATCCGGTTGGTGAAGAGAATGTGAGAATCATCGCAAATCTCGATGGATCTCCGTTCGATAGTTTAGATAGTCCATTAGATATAACAACAACGTTTGGTTTTGATTATGCCTCCCCGTGATAAAAATGACATTGTTGCTGCTTTAGAAAAAAATCTTCCGGTCACTACTAAGATCATCCCCGAAAAGATCAAATCTAATGTTGATCAGGGGGAAATCAACAATGATACAGAGACTGATGTAGATTATTCTCGGCAAAAGATGAAGGAACTGATCGATATGAGTTCCGAAGCAATTCAGAATATGATGGCACTTGCGTCTGAAACCGAACACCCCAGAGCCTTTGAAGTTCTTTCCAACATGATCAAACAGGCATCCGAGATGTCACAGGATCTTGTAAAACTTCAGAAGACGCGAAAGGATATCACTCAATCCAAAGAAGAATCAAATAGAAACACCACAAATAATGCAATCTTTGTAGGCTCAACGAATGAGTTACAAAAGTTTTTGAAGAATCGTGATACTGATGAATGAAGTAGGCGGATACCTTGGTAACGCTTTAGTTAAGAGAGACGGACTTCCACAGGATTATACTCAAGATCAAGTCGATGAGTATATCAAGTGTATGAATGATCCGATCTACTTTGCGGAGAACTATGTCAAGATCATTACCTTGGATAGTGGACTGCAACCCTTCAAACCTTATCCTTATCAAAGGGAGATGTTTGAACAGTTCAACGAGAATCGTTTCAATCTTGTTCTGGCGTGTCGTCAATCCGGTAAGTCGATCTCTTGTGTGGTTTACATTCTTTGGTACGCGATCTTTAACTCCGAAAAGACCATTGCGATTCTGGCGAATAAGGGATCTACTGCTCGTGAAATGTTATCGCGTGTTACTCTGGCACTGGAAAATCTTCCGTTTTTTCTTCAGCCTGGATGTAAAGAATTGAACAAAGGATCCTTGCAGTTCTCGAATAACTCTCGTATCATCGCCTCAGCGACATCTGGTAGTTCGATTCGTGGTCTCTCGGTCAATCTTCTTTTTCTTGACGAGTTCGCGTTCGTCGAAAATGCAAATACTTTTTACACTTCCACCTATCCGGTTATCTCATCTGGTAAACATAGTAAGGTTATTATCACCTCAACGCAGAATGGAACTGGTACACTCTTCTATCGATTACTTGAAGGTGCAATGCAGGGAACGAACGAATTTAAAGCCTTTCGAGTAGACTGGTGGGATGTGCCGGGGCGTGACGAGGAATGGAAAAGACAAACCATCGCCAATACGAGCGAAGAACAGTTTAGACAGGAGTATGGTAACGAAGCGATTGGATCGTCTAACACTTTGATCTCTGCAAATGCTCTTCTTGGTTTAAAGAATGAACGACCCAAACA